CGCTACCAAAGCGGCCATGGAAGACCAAAAGGAACAGGCCGCACTTGCGTTAACCCTGCAAAATGTGACTGGCGCGGGCGCTAAACAAACCAAACAGGTTGAGGAACAAATTAGCGCGATGAGTCGAGCATCCGGCATTGCGGATACCGAATACCGCAAGAGCCTTGAAGCCCTTGTCCGTGGCACCAAAGACGTTGCCATGGCCATGAAAGACATGAACCTTGTTATGGACATCAGCACCGCGCTCCAGATGGATTCCACAACGGTCGCAGACGCTCTTGCGAAGGCTTACCAAGGCAACTTCAAAGCATTGCGAACCTTGTCGCCAGAGATGGCCACCATGATCAAAGAGGGCGCATCCCTTGACGAAGTAATGAACGTGCTCGGCGGAACCTTTGGCGGTTCCGTAGCAAAACAAGCTGAAACCGCTGCCGGCAAAATGGCAATAATGAAAAACTCTATTGGCGAAACCAAAGAGTCAATCGGTGCAGCGCTGTTGCCTGTGCTCGAAGCGGTGCTACCTGTGCTACAAAAGTTTGCTGACTGGGCACAAGATAACCCTCAAGCGTTCTTGTATATCGCAAGCACCATCGGCATCATTGCTGCGGCAATAGTCGCCACCAATATTGCCATGGCGCTCAACCCGTTCAGCCTTATTGCAGCAGGCATTGCATTGCTGATCGTGGGTCTTGTAACCGCGTACAACAAATTTGAATGGTTTCGTGACGGAATCAACCTAATTGTCAACACCGTTATTGGGTTCTTTGCTGGCATGGTCAACGCTGCGATCGGCGCGGTCAACGCAATTATTACCGCGTACAACTCAATCCCGTTGTTGCCAGATATTCCAAAAGCCCCAACGGTGCCCGTGCCACAACTTGGCAAAACATCCAACACTCCTGCACCTGGACGCATGAACATCCCTCGACTAGCAGAAGGTGGAATTGTGTCAAGCCCTACTTTGGCGCTGATCGGTGAAGCAGGCCCAGAAGCCGTAGTGCCATTAGATCGCATGAGCAACGGCGGTGGAATCACAATCAACGTGACGGGCGGTTTGGCCACAAGCGCCGAAATTGGTGAAAGCGTTGTCAACGCGTTGCGCGCATACTCAAGGTCTGCTGGGCCGTTGCAACTACAGGTGGCCTGATGCCTGGCACAGCTGTTGTTGACTCAGGAAATTATGACCTGAAGATCGCTACAGGGTTTCAGGTTGACGCGTTTGTTCTTAACGACACCGTAAAGGGCGTACTCAATAACACGACCTATGTGCTTGACGGCACGACCGAGTTTGCTGACGTTATGGATTCAACCACAAACATTACGGTTCGCCGCGGTCGCCGTGACGTGGGCGATCAATTCAGCGCCGGCACCATGTCATTCACCATTCAAGACGTGGACGGCATCTTTAACCCGTTTGACCAAAACAGCCCGTACTACGACACGGCCGAATCTAAACCTGGGCTTGCCCCATTGCGCGCCGTGCAACTTATTCGATACAGCGCAACCGATGTCCCAGAGTCAATCTTTTCTGGATTCGTTGTCAATTATGATTATAATTTTGCGCTAGGCGGTCTTGACACCGTAACCGTGTATTGCGCTGACCAGTTCTACCTACTAGCCCAAACCTACTTAGACGAACTAAACGTCACGACCGAAACATCAGGCGAACGCATAGAAACCGTTCTAGACCTACCAGAAGTTGATTTCCCTGCAGGCGCTCGAGACATCGCAACAGGAACCGTCAACCTCGGCCACGACTCGGCATACACCGTGCCGGCAGGAACTAACGTGCTGCAATACATCACGCAGATCAACGAAACCGCCGAGTTTGGGCGTGTGTTCATGTCACGGTCTGGCGTGTTCACATTCCAAGAGCGCATCGGAACAACGTTGAGCGCGCCTGTAGCCGAGTTTAAGGACGATGGCACGGGATACAAGTTTGATGGCGTGGGCATCTCATTTGAAGCGGATTCTGTAATCAACAGATCGGTGGTCACAGGCCTAGATGGTGACAGTTACACGGCTACCGACCCTGCCTCAATTGCCACATATTTCATCCAAACCGCAAGCATCACAAACAGCCTGCTGCATGACGCCAGCGAAATCCAAGAAGCTGCCGAATACTTACTTAACCCAGAACCCGAAGCGCGCTACACATCTGTGGCAACCAAATACCTGATGCTGACCACAGCCGAAAAAGACACGCTAGCGACCGTGGACATTGGCGACACGATCAGCATAGAAAAGACATTCCCAAGCGGTGCCGGCACGACGCAATTGGCGCAAGAGCTGTCTGTGGAAGGAGTTGAGCATTACCTGGACTTCAGCACAGGCCACAGGGTGCTTTATAGCACCGCGCCAACCACGATCGTGTACGAGTTAATACTTGACGATGCCCTGTATGGCACACTCGATGCAAAGAATGTTTTAGGATAGGAGCACTATGACTACGCCGTACCCGTTTGTTGCCGGTCAAGTATTGACTGCCGCGCAACTCAACGACATCCAAAACCTGCCGATCTCGGACAAAACCACGTCATACGTGCTAACCGTTGACGACGCTTACAAGCGCACAATGATGAACTCGGCAAGCGCAACAACGATCACGGTCAATAACAGCATTTTTACTGTTGGAACTGTCATTCAGGTCGCCAACAAAGGCGCAGGAACATGCACGATTACAGCTGGCGCTGGCGTCACAATTAACACATCGGGTTCACTTGCTTTGGCGCAATACGGGGGCGGCTATTTGCTTTGTTTGTCGGCGTCAACTTTTACTTTTTTTAGCTTAGGTGGTGTCGGATACGGCACCGCAACAGGTGGTTCATCTTCGAGCATCACAGTAGGCGGCATCAATTACACGCTTCTTACTTTTACAACCAGTAGCACTTTGACTGTCACTAAATCTGGTTTATTTGATGTAGCAGTCATCGGTGGGGCTGGGTCAGGTGGTGGGCGTAACGGTTCCAGTTATGGCGGCGGCGGCGGCGGTGCAGGTGGACTTATTCTCGAAACTTTGTATTTGACAACAAACCAAACCGTAACAATTGGCGCTGGCGGAACAGGAGTATCAGGCGGCGACGGAAATCTTGGCAGCATTTCACGCATTGGCGATCTTGTCGCAATGGGTGGCGGTATCTGTAGTCAACTATCTGGCCGTTTTACTGCTTTTCCTGTAGCTAGCGGTGGCGGAAATTACAACAGTTTCGCAGGAATCGCTACGCCAGGCCAAGGTAACGACGGCGGTAACTGGGGTTCAACACCTACGGCTGGCGGTGGTGGTGGTGGTTATGCAACGGCTGGCGGTTTAGGCGGAGCAAACGGCGGTGCAGGCGGAACAGGCTACGACTTAAGCGCATTCATTTCGGGTAGCAGTTATTTTGTTTCGGCTGGCGGCGGTGGTGGTGCTTTTGGTGGAACGGTCGGCGCAGCAGGTAGCACAGGCGCTGGAACAGGTGGCAAAGATGGCGTAGCCGCAACATCTGCTACTAACTACGGCTCAGGTGGTGGCGGAATTGGCAGCACAGGTAATACCGGTGCAGGATTTCAAGGCGCAGTTTACGTGAGGTTTAAGTCATGATTGAATATGCAGCACAATTAAACGGCAACATTGTTGGCGAAGTTATCGTTGGCAATTATGAATGGGCGATAGAAAACCTAGGCGGTGTTTGGGTTAACTGCACTTGTGGCGACAACCCATGTGCAAGTATTGGCTACATTTACGACGCAGCAACGGAAACATTTAGCCCACCACCAACGCCCGAGCAATGAAATGGATTCTCAAATCGTGGTGGCTCTTATCGGTGGTTGCTTCCTTGTATTGGTGGCGCTCATTGGCAAAATCGGCAGCGACAACAAAAAAGACCACGGGCAAGTACACCAAACACTTGGCCGAATAGAAGAAAAGATAGACAACCATGTTGAAAATCACAAATAAAGACAAAGCAATGTTTGCCAGTTACTTACGCTCAGTCGTAGGCGCGCTAATAGCCGTTTACTCAACAGGCACCACAGACCCACGTGACTACGGCAAAGGTGCAATCGCAGCAATCATCCCACCATTGCTCCGCTGGGTAAACCCTAAAGACGCAGGTTTCGGGCGTGGCGACAGCCAAAGCTAACCCCAACGCAAGGCCATACACAGGCAACAGCGACGGCGCATCAGCAGGCCCACGTGCCGGCATGAATGAGTTCATTAAGCAAGTACTGCATCACTCAAATAACGCCATGTTCAATAATGGGTCTTGGGGGGTTCGCGACGTCAAGGGGAAACCAGGTTCCTTGAGCCTTCACG